CTAGAGTGCCAGGAACATCAGGAGGCACTACAGGAGCAGCCCATTCTTCTCCTAAGCTATTACTGAGACCCAGCTTCAAGTCTTCTACTTGTTCAAACAGTTGCTCTTCTTGCGCCCAGTAAGGCTCCCAAGCATCAGTGCTTCTCTTCCTCTCCAAGTTATTCCAGAAGGCAGCATCCCTCTTATTCCTTGGAGTAGCTGCTACTGCCTCATTTATAATTCTCCTATCCAAGTCTCTGGTAGCTACTGCATTAGCATGGCGAAGTTTGATACCGTCAGTAAGAGCATCAAGCCTAACTACCTGTTCATCTGACAATCGGATAGAAGGTCTAGGCCTCATAACGCCCTTAGTATACATCGCACCTTCCTTAGTGTAGTTACTAGCAACGAAACTTTTCTGAAGATGCTCTACATTCTTAGCAATTATCTTCACTCTTGCAGCCCCTCTAGAGCTAGCAAGGTTATGAACTAGAATATCCACGTCCTTTAGAAAACCCCTACCAAGAACACCCCTCTCAGTTACGTTCAGTACATCAATAACGAACTCTTCTGGCCTGGATGGAGTGTGCCTAAACTCCACAGACCCCACATTCTTACCCTCTAGTATAATAGGAGCCTCGCCAAAACCCGCCTCAGGTAACCCAACAGACTTCACTTCTCCAAACTTAACGTCCATAGTCAAGTCATCTAGTAGAGTTCTAGGTCTAGTCAGATTCCTCTTAATCCCACCAAGTATATCATCTATGCTCCTCTGACTACTACCTAAGAAGTCTGCCAGCAGCTCTGAACTTGCTCGGTGGAAGTCATCTGCCTCAGCTCCTGTCAACTTAGCTGCCCTGCTCCTAGTCAGCACTCTTACATCAGATATCCTCTCACTGATACCGTCTACTATATCTGATATAAAGCCCATAGTCCGCAGCAGCTCATCTGAGTTCTGAGGAGCAAACTCAGCCATATCCTTCACTAGATTGTCCAGCACTCTAGCCTCCGCCCTCATGCCTACTATGTTGAACTCCTTGATGGACTCCCCTATAGCCTCTATCCTACCATCTACATCCTTCCAGATTCTACCATCTAGAACCTCATCTCGGATAGTTTGTTTATGGGGAGAGTAGATATCAGTGCACCTATCTAAAGTCTTGTTCACTTCTAGTAGTGCCTTCCGCCTCTCAACTTCTGGCAGAGGCACATCATGCTTTCTTATCATATCAGGTCCAACAGTAGCATCCTGCTGAAGTACTCTTACAAGGTCATTTTTCTCTCTCCTGCTAAAGTAACCTATACCATCTAGCAGATGCTGATTATCTTCAAACACCTTGCTGATAGCAGCAGTTTCATTAGGAGCTAGCTCAGACAGGAACTGCTTATACTTGGTAGTCAGATAGTGTGCTCTCTGCTTAGTACCTATATCTCCAAACATGTCGTTCCAGTGCTGAGTACAGCGGATGTTGTACTCCTTAGTGCCTATCTTCAGCTTGAAGCCTACAGGAAGCTCCTTAGTAATACCAGGCACTTTACCTCCGCCAAACACTATTGTCTTGTTAGTCTTAGGGTCTATAACTGCCATCTCCAGCCTACCCATACTCCTCTGGGCTACTGCAAACTCATAAGGCATATTGGTAAGACCTTCACCTACCCTGACCAGTTCATCCACTGGACTGCTGGCTCTAGGATAGAACACATCTCCGCCACCAAGGAAGCTCCTCATAGCACTTTCCATCACGTTGAAAGGTCCGTAGTTGGTGAAGTTCAGATACTGATTAGCCATAGGAGCAGTAACGTGACGGTCAATAGCCGTAGCAATGTTGTTTCTTACCAGGCGGTCAGTCATCCTTGTCACCCAGGAAGTAACCCTACCGCTCTTCATAGCAAAGTCATATACTGGACTATAGGCTTTCCGAGTATTCAAGTCCTCCACACCTCGGAAGATACCATCTAAGACTTCCTTGGCAGTATCTCCCTTTAGAGAACCAATAGCATCACTAATCAGCCTCTCACTATAGCGTTCAAGAGTCTTAGCCAGAGTTCCAACAGATTCATCAGTAGCTTCCCTACCTAACACAGAAAGGATATTAGAGGCAGCTTCTTGACTAGTATAGCTCTTGCGGTAGTATAAGTCAAACACGTAGTTAATGTCATTCACCATCTGCTGAGTCACATCTGGAGGCCGAACAGATACCAGTTCAGCTTCTCGTGCAGCAACCACCGCTTCCAGCCTCTCTTTGCTAATCGCCTTTAGCTCTCTACCTATCGCATCATCGCGACTTATAAGCCTCGCTTCCTCCGCTGCATCAGTAGTAGAAATATCAGCAGGGTCTTTAAGTCGTCTACGTATCTCATATTGCTCATCAATCAGAGCGTTAGTTTTTTCAGAATAATACCTTGCTAATTCCTTCCTCCTAGCTCCAGCAGGCCTAACCCCAACCCTAACACCTGCTAGCCACTCATCAACAGTTGCCTTTTCAATAAAGTCATAGTCAGTCAGATACCTGCCTACTCTCACAGCTAGATTACCTGTTTCCCAAGGCATATCTACAGCCTGCTTAATAGCATACTCCATAGATTCCTTCACCTCGGGAGCAGTCAGACCCACCAAGTCCTTTCCTGTCTGTCTGCGGAGGAAGGCTCTACTGTCCAGAAATGCTTGCTTGGCTACTGATACTGCTCTCTGCCCAGGAGTCTTAGGAATTCTCTTAATGAGGTTCCTCGCGCCTTTGAAAGGAATATCCCAGAGTTCTATCCAGGCTCGTTCAGTAGCACCTACAAACTTGCCAAGATAAGGAATAGGCTTGAACAGCTTAGTAGCTATACCCAAGCCTATATAGCTAGTAGGGTCAAAGGGAATCTCATAGAACATCTTAGCCCAGGTGTTAGTTCCCCAGTCCTGATATGCCTCACTGAGTGACTCCCACCAGCCAGTACCTTCTTCCCTATACTGATTATATAGTCTCTCCAACTCAGCAGCATCAGAGTCAGCCCTGATTCTAGGAAATGCTATGATAGCAGCAGCAGCCAGAGGCCTAGGCAGGATGTTAAAATACTTCTCCAACAGCTCCAGTGAAGCCAACATGGGCTGAGTAGCTAGCATCTTAGTAAACTCCCAAGGAGTCAGTTCAGGAGCTTCAGGAGTTACTAGTCCTGCTCTTGCTAAGTTAATATAGGCTGCCTGCACCTTCCAGTCCTTCTGCAAGTCCACAACTGAACTATGCAGACCCTCTATCTCCTCTTGAGTCTCATCATCAAACTCCAAGTCAGACATAATGCTTCTGACATCGGCAGTAGTCATGCCAGGAGGAAGTTCAGCAACACCTGCACGGAAGCTCTTAGTTAGTTCATCTACAGTTAGGTTATGAACTCCTCTCAGCTCCAACTTAGGTTCTGCCAGTATCTGATTAAGTATGTTCTCTCTTACCTTGCCAGCATCGCCTTGAAACTCTTCTGGCAGCTCAGGAGGTATAATGAAGTTTAACTTATCAACAGTATCTTCCAGCCATTGAGTATCTCCAGCTAGCAGGAACTCATTAGGTAGCGCACCAAGAACATCTTGTGAAGTCCTGATGTTAGACTGCCTATCCGCCAGCATAGCAGGTAAGCCCGCCAGCACCTGAGACCTCCAACTGAACCTGCTAAACTCCTGAGTAGCAAAGTCTATCTCTGTCTGAGCTTCCTGTCTCTGACGAATAAAGTTCTCCTCAGATAGCTTCTGCATATAGACAAAAGGAAACACAGGAAAGGTTACTGCCTCTCTATTGGGAGCCTGCCAAGCCATCCTTAGTCCCCACTGAGACTGAAGCTCAGACATCCGTTTCTGAGCAGCTTCTACCCTCTGACCTGCTCTAACACGCAACTCAGCAGCAGTCCGTGCCTGCCTCTGAAAGCCAGGGAAGTACTCAGGAGGCTGAGGTGGCGGTGGCAGCTCTGGGACTACTTTTTCTTCCTCTTCTACCTTACCATTAGGCAAGTCGTTCACCTCCTATCTGTGGCATTTGCTGTCCAGGCGGAGCAGCAGGAGCACCAGCAGGTGGCTGCTGAGGTTGTAGTGTAGCCAGAGCAGCTTCTGCCGCAAGCTCATACAGCCTTGCAGACTCAGCATCCCCTATCTTATCTAAATAGGCTGCCTGCTGACGGTAGTACTGTATCAGTGCTATAGTAGCATTAGTAGGATGCAGTTCTGCCATATCTGCTCTAACCTGTGCTCTTTCCTGTAGCGGGTCTTTAATGTTAGGAAACAGCTTTCTTACTACATAACTGTAGCTGAGCCTGAAGTCAGGGTCAATCATCCTTGCTACGGTTGCTCTATGCACAAGGTCACCAGGAATCTCCACCTCATAATCCGCTGACACCTTAGCATTCTCAGGAAGCTTGTTAGGCAACTTCCACCCATAAGGCTTTACTCCTCTTTCCTTTATATCTGCCAGGATGTCATTGTCCTGGTCACTGCGAAGGTTAATTATAGCATCGTGGAAGGGATGCATTACTTGGTCTGCCGAGGCGGCTATCTGACTCATAACCATAGCAGTCATCTGACCAGTAACATTTCCATACATAGCCCAACTGACTCCACCTCTCTGCATCATAGCCTCTAAGTCTAGCTGAGTACTCCTTATCTCTAGAGGTATAGGAGGAGTGCCTATGAACTCTACAGAGTCATCAGGACCTCCTCTAAATATAGCACCTCGGCGGAAGACATCCTCTGGCTTAACTATAGTCTTATTACTCCTGCTCCTCTCAAATATCCTAGGTTGAGCAGTATCTCGTAGAAGCTGGAGACTATATGTCCACCACTTGTTCCAGGTGCGGTAGATGTTCTCGTTAGTAGCTAGTATAGACTGACCAATCTCCTCCTTCCACCTCTCAGACACAGAGTAGCTGCCAGCATTGTAGGAATTGGTACTGAGCTGACCTCCCTGCGACAGACTGCCCATATCAGGAAGTCCGCCAACAGGAGCTACATAGACAGGAATCTTCTTGAACCTAGTCCGCTCAAACTTTACCAGCTCTCCGTTGACGACTACTGCGTTCATTACTGCTAAGGTGAAGGGAAAGGTATCAGATATCTCAGTCCACCAATAGTCATAGACAGGAATGTTGCTAGTACTGACAATCCTATTGGTCAGCTTCCAGCCACTACGTCTAACTAGATTCTTAGCCTGTCTTGGAGTAGTATGATATATGTGAGCTACTTCAGCCAGACCCATATCTCCATCCCACATAGGATAAGTTTCTATAGGATTCCAGACGTCGTTTATACATCTAGTACCATCGTCCGATACTATTGTAAACTCACTATACCAGCCAGTAGCAAGCAGGAATCCTATGGTAGTTCGGTTAAGGCTCTGCCTAGGATTAGAGTGTCTAAAGGTATCTGCCATATCCTTCCAGGCTATGCCGAAGAACTTACTAACATCTGCTACTGCCCTAGCCAGTTCCATATCTGCCAGGTCATATTCCTCTATCCTGTGAGGCGTATCTACGTCTAGCATGTGCAGAACTAAGTTATACATAGCTCTAGGGTCGTTGCCTACGAATGACTCCATCTTCTCGGATTTTAACTCATCAACCATCTGCACCATTCTATACCAGACTTTCATCTTAGCATCACGAGGCGCCCAGAACCTTTTCAGTTCAGTACACTTAGCAATTACATCTATTGAGTTTCTCTCAACCATCAGTGACCTCCCGCTAAAGTCCGCTGCACAGTTCTAACATGCACACCGAACTGAATAGCCAATTCCTTAGCAGTCATACCGAGACTAGCCAACTTCCTAATCTCAGTATTTCTCATCATCTTACGCACAGTTAGTCTGCCTCTAGGCACATCCTCTATGCAATGCTCAAAAGGACACGTAAGACAGTCAGGATATAGTTCACAACCATTGTCCTTCAGAGACAGCCTGGGTGCACTCTCTCCAGACGGATAACCTCTCCCTTGACTGGATGATTCACCACCCTCTGCCTCCAGACATACTGATGCCCTACCTTGATAACCTTCCTGCACTCGGCGCAAATCAGGTTTGTCTGTGCTACCCGTACTTTTATATTCCATTCTATCTTCCCCAGTCATCTCCCCAGCCTGCAGAGCCAACATAGCCTATCTGCACTGCCTGAGCAGACCTGCAAACAATAGCGATAGCACCTGCGTCATGATGGTCATCTGCCCCTACTACTATAATACCGCTCTTCACAAAGGCGTTCCTGCGGATGTTCTTGCACTGAGACCAGAATCTAATATCATGGCAAGTAATGTAGTCCATGCTACGGTTAAGTTCTGTTATCATATAAGGCTTAGTAGACAAGTTGGTCTGCCAGCCTATAGCCTTAATACCTCTACCAGTTCTAGGGTCTTCTCTGTAGTA